GATGATGACGTTAGGGTCAGCAATGGTGACGCACTGATAGTCCTCAGTCATGTCATTCCAGACCCATAACTCAGTCATCTTGATCGTGTCTTCAGCAACACGAGCCTTGTATTGCTGCATCCCAGCAATATTGAGGTTCACATTGCCGTACATCGTTGGATCAGTGGCCGACAGAATCAAACGCTGAATGCCATCAGGCACTTGGTTCTCTTGACTTTGCCCCATTTGCAAGCGAGCAAGCAGCGCCTCACGCTGTGGATGCGAGTAAAGCCTAGCGTATAACTCAGAGCGTGTGATGTAGTAAATCTGAATCAACGCTTCTTGGCGGTCGGTGTGCGGGGTATCTTCTCGATACACGCCAATACACCGTGGATCAACCATGTAGGGGTGCAAGCCATTCTTTTGAATGAGCTTAATGAAGGTGGAGTTGTAGCAAAGCGCCCAGTTCAGCGCCTGGGCAAATACCTGATCAGCATTGCTGTTGAGCCAATCGTCATTTAAGGCGCCTGTCAGCGAAGGAATCTTGGTTTGTTCGTGCTTATTGACTGAGGCACCGAGCGAAATCGTAAAGCGCGTAGTTTCTGCTGAGTAGAGGAAGGAGGAGAGCTGGTCAATGTGCGGGTAAATCTTGTTGTAGTACGCAGGTGGTGCATCCAATCCCGCACCAAAGAGGTAGTAAGAGCGCAGCGAGTCATAAGTACCTGTGCGCTCCTGAATGCTGACGGAGCACTTATCTACCAAGTCATTGTAGAAATACTCTCTCTGGATGGGATCGTCAGGAATTCTCATGTAGGCAACTTTAAGTTCTCATGATCACGAATGACCACCGAAGGCGTTGGTTTGCGCAATGCTATACCACTTTCTTTGACAGCAGACAAGCCCCCAACGGTTTCTCCGTGTATCGAATTCAGATTGTAGTTGCCTAATTGTTTGGGGTTGCCCCACTGCACGGCAAAGGGATTCTGTGGTTGCGAGGCTTGTTTATTGCCTAGCAGAGCATGTTGTTGGTGATCACCTTCACGCGACGACTTAATATCACTCATGCCGTAATCCTTGGCTAATTCTCTAAGCGTCGTGTCAGCATGTTTGGTGGAATCGGATTTCATACCCACGGCTTGCAAGAACACCATTTGCACATCGGATGTACATCCATGCGGGCACACAGGCTCTCTGCTTTCAAAAAAGCCATGTGCTGGACATTTGTAATCATGAACGACTGCCATAGTTTCTCCTTAGTTGCTGGTCAAGATCAGGACGTTGATAGTCTTGGGATTTAGGTCGAATGCCAAGATCAAGTTTGAATCCACTGCCATCAAAGGTAACGAGCCTGCGCCTTACCATTTGCGGCTTAGGTTGCTTGCGAAACTCCACATACTTCTTACCCGACTTCACCATCACGGCAACTTCACCATTCACCCAATGCTCATAAGCACGGTTTACACGGGTCTGTACGAGTTCTGTAAGCGGGTATTTACCATTGAGAAACACATCTCTTAAGTGCAAGGGATCAAGGCCGCATAGCTCGGCAAAAAGAGCAATGGAAATACCGCGTTTCTTATCACGCATAAACGCAGGAATCACTTCCATCATTTGACGTTTACTGAGGCCCAACGCCAATAGCCTTTAAGTAGTTGTTGATTTGTTTGTCTACCACCGGCACTTGCACAGGCGTTATGGCTTCTTCTTTGCGATCACGCGTCATACGCATTTGCAAGAGCCTTGGCATGAGTTGCTCGGCAAAGGCTACGCAAGCAAGGGCTGTCGCAATGACACGATCATCTTTGTTGCGCCCATAAGCAGCAATAGAACCTTGGTCACGCACGACGGATTTCATCTCTTCGAGTAAATCCATCGAGTAGACATTCATCATCCCGCGCTCGAAATAATCCTTGAAGTAATTCAGCATCCGCTCTTTGGATGAATGCGTGGTCAGGTAACCGAGCGAGTTCGAGACACCGCCTAGTGAGTCATTACGCCGCCACAGGTAGTGCTGCATGTGCGATAGAACATCCATTAAGCCTCTAGCCTTGCGAGGTTCCATTGTCTGCGCCTGGCGTTTAAGGTTTCGCATCTCATTAATCACAGCTTGTCCAGGGCCATTGACTTCTAGGTTGAGGGTGGAGTTCTTATAAGCCCCTGCCAGGTAGCAGACAACCCAGGCGAACTGGTAGGTGTTGAGTTCAGAGGTAGCGAATTCCGCAACTTGATCAAGTCCATCTGCATAGCAGCGGTAGATTTGGATGCAGAAACGATCAGCCCAGTCGCTGCTTCCATATGCTGGATCAGCACCGATGACGTAGTAGGCGTTTTCAATCGGCTCCTCCCATACTTTCAGCGTTGCCATGCGCTCTGTTGAGTTAATTAACTCAGTGTCTTCGAAGTATTGTCCCATTGAGAAGCGGTAGAACCGAGGTAACAACTGCTTGGCAACCTTGGCTTGATCAGTGCATCGGGCATGTGAGAAGAAACTCGAACCCGTCATGATGAAGGCATAGTCTTCTGTGGGCGGGAACTCTTGATACATGAGGGCTTCATCCTTAATCCCCTCATTCATCTTCCATCGCCACCAGGCAATCTGCCTTGAATTGATCTCTACCTGGTAGAGCTTCTTAATCTCTCTTGTCCATTCCTTTTCTTCAGGACTTAGCTTGCCATCCCAGTACACCTTATAGACATCTGACTTGGCATCAGCACTGTAGAGTTCATTGCGCCACCAGCCACAAAAGATGGCTTTCTGGGTTCTTGCACGTTTAGCCACTGCCCACATGTCATGCCACATGTTGAAACCACGCGCTGTGCTCTCAAAAAGGTAAAGCCGATTAGGATTCTTTTCTGCCAGAGAAGCTAGCAATGAAGCCAATCCCTCTTCATCACCCCAAGACGATGTTTCTGTGCCATGCAGGTAGGTAATGCCCTTACCACGCCCTAAAGACCCTTTGGCTCGCAATCCAGCCACCTGGTAGAAGAGTCTTGATCGGTTCTTTAAGACCATCTGATTCCTGTTATGCGTCATCAAAGGAATCTTGTATTCCGGTGGCAAACCATCCATGTACATGGCAAGTGTGGTTCTGAACTGGTCTCGGTTCTCTTCGGTATCAGTTGTGAGCGTTCCCTGAAACCCAGGGTTCTTAAAATGCCAGTAAAGGTCTAAGGCAAGCGATATGGTTGTAATTCCAAGCTGTCTTCCCTTGAGAATCACAAAGAAATGGATGTCATTGTTCAGACCCTTGGCGATCTCTTCCATCACATAGGTCTGGCTGCCAAGCAAACGATTACCTAAGCGTTGAATGCCCAGCTCTTTGGTTTCTACTTTGAGCTCTTTGCAGAACTTGTAGAAGTGATTAAGGTCAAACTTCATTCAATGCCTGGTTCATATTCGTAATAGGTGCAAACCTTCTCTGCCAGCAAGCCATCTCGGATGCAGATCAACACCACTTCTTTTTCATCATGGCTTTCCTTTAGTCCAATTTCTTGGCTGTAGTGGCAGTTTCTGCAATCGGGCTTCAATTCCATAGTTTTCCTTTAACCACAACACCGTCTTTTGCTCATCAGCACTCAAAGGACGTTTCTTTCTCTCTTCCTCATACCACTTCATTGCCAGATACGGATAGCTTGGATCGCCTTCTGCATACTTCGTAATCCATCTCACCGCATCATCATGCTTCACTCAATCCTCCACACCCTTACACCATTCTCTACCTTCCTCGCTGTGAACTTCTTTCCCGTTCTTCTCCACTCTCTATAGTTAGCATTACATAGCTTAGATAGATCACCACCTTCAAGGTAGAAACTATCTCCTAGTTCTAACAGGTCGTAAGGATATTTAGGGCCAGTCTTCCTCTCCGGTATATCTAAACCTCTCTCTAACGTAAACATCTCGTACATCTCCATGTTGTCGATGTACTCATCATACACAAATAGATATTTAAGGTAGGCAGGAAAAGCAGTTTTTCTTTGGGGCGGGGATGGTAGTGGTGCACCTAAATCCCGACCCCCCGTCCCATTTACTTGCGCCAAGAACGATCGATCTGCGCGACTGGTTGTGGCCAAGTCATGACCATGTGGCTTCGAGCATAGCGATGAGCAGGCATGTCATGGCGGGGAAAGGCTCACCGTCCGCCCCTTGTACCCATTGTCAATTGATGCACCGGGCGTATAGATATAAATCCATCAATGTCCCTAGATCATCGAAGAGAGTTAGTCCTATATATATATCTATACAAGTACACCTATAGACCTATATGTATTCTTTAAGATTTTAAGAGTACATCTCTTGCCTATCTAATGTCTCGGTGTGTATTTGTGTGAATCTAATACTAAAGTATCTAGAGCATATACACAAAGCATGTGATTATTCTCTTACTTAACTTTACTTGGAGATAACACAAATGAACAAAGACAAAATCATCGAACTATTTAGAACCGGCGGTTCGTTCAGTGTGCGCGAGGGCAAGTTCTACCATCCATCATTTCGCAAGGGATGGCGCAAGATGACTTTTAGCAATATCAGCCTTCAAGCTGCAGAGAAAGC